TATACCTGCCAATATTGTGGTGCTCATACCACTGCAAAGAAAGCCGTCAAGCTGCATGTACATCACCTTGAAAGCCGTAAGGTTGGTGGTAACGCCCCAAGTAACCTTATCACTTTGTGTGTCACTTGCCACAACAACCTCCATAAAGGGAAGATAACACTTGACGGCAAAAAACGCGGTAAAACGCTTCGTGATGCGGCTTTTATGGGTATCATGCGCAACACACTACTGACACGCCTACGCAACGAACTTAATATTCCGGTCCAAAACACTTATGGCTATATAACCAAGTTGCTACGTGAGCAAAACGACATAAAGAAAAGTCACGTCAACGATGCTCGCTGTATAAGTAAGCATCCGCTTGCTGAACCTTGCAGTGTTTGTTACCGCACGAAAGCAATCCGCCACCATAATAGGCAAATCCATAAAGCAAAAATTCTGAAAGGTGGCATTCGAAAAGCCAATCAAGCACCCTATATCGTTAAAGGTTTTCGCCTCTGGGATAAGGTGCTCTATGACGGGCAGGAATGTTTTATTTCAGGACGCAGGTCATCGGGATATTTCGCTTTAAGAAAACTCGATGGTACAGCCATTACGAATAGCATTTCATTTAAAAAATTGTGGTTATTAGAGCCTGCAACAAACTATTTAATCGAAAGGATGTGAACGGGCAATTCTTCCCACGACTAAAGTCGCGGGTCTCCTTGCCCTAATTTATGAAAAAAATCAATGCCAGTTTTTATTCTAAAGATTATCAGAACAAATATTCTGTAAGTGCGTCAATTCGACGAGCGACCAATCAGAATAATGTGGCGGGCAACGACCCGACATGTTTACCGCTTTACGACAATGAAATGGCACACGATAGTATTGTTGTAAGTGTTTTTGACGGAAGACAGTCAAATGCTATCGCATCATGTATTGTCCACGTTTCTGATATGTTTGCCAGCGACATGGCACGTCTGAACGGAAAAGTCTATGTTGATGCGCGTCAGATTGGTACGGAATACGGCTCATCTAAACTGAACAGTCTGCGAAACTCTTTCACTGTGTATGACCCATCAATGGTTCGTGTGATGACGATTGAATCCATTGAAGTAAACGAGAAATATCGCAGACAGGGAGTAGCAACCTCTATCATCGACTACTTAAAAACGATTGTTGTTCCAACCTATATTGTTGCTCCTATCGTCCCACTGTTTGCACCGAAGGTGTCAACATATACCGCCTCACCAGCACAGACAGACATTCAAGCAACTGCCAATTTGCTGATTTCTATGAAATTCAATCGTACAGAGGATGCAAAGATGGTCAGCGCTGGAACGGAAATTAAGGTTCCGGTTTACATCAACAACGTCAAAAATAACTGAGGAGGTTTACATCAATGCGTAAAGCAGTATCTTTATTTATAGTTGTAGCATTGTGCCTTTGTGGTGCAATCCTTACGACTGGCTGTTCAAAGCAGGATAAAAACATTCAGACAGGGGTAAATGAGTTTACATCGGAAACTGCAACGATTGCAACAAGCGAAAGTGCTATCAGTGGGGTATCTCTTTCAACTGATGAAATTGCAATTCTGAGTACAGCAGGACATCCCGCAAAAGCAACAAAAGAGCTCGACGATACACAAAACGAGATTCTTTCTAATTGGACAGCAGTAAAAGACTATGCAGAAAGTAAAGGAATGGATATCTCATCATTCTCTGTTGCATCCTACACGGCGGATGACAATGGCGGAGCAACCATTACCTTTGCAAAGAATGGTAAAAATATCGGAGCCACTATCACCGTCGATAAAGATGGAAAATGTACCGACAACTTTATTCTTCTTGAAGCGCAAGAAATCTTTGAAAACGAACTCACGAATAAATTTTCTGAAAAATACGGTAACGAAAATGTCTATATCGAAACCGCTATGACGCTCAAGGATGGTGTTGTGGTTAGCGATACAGATACTGCAGAAGACCTCCTAACAAACGGAACACTTGTTTTTACATCTGATGTAGTGGTTAATGGCGACGCTGCAGATGCGTATGATTGGCTTACGAATATCAATCAGTCACTTGCCGATGAAAAATACTCTGCGTTGACAAATGTAAGCTATACAACGTCCGAATACTTTGAGCAGGTAAAAACAACAGGAAACACTAATAACACAAGAAATCTTAGCGCAAAATACACATGTACAGCAAGGAATAGTGGAAAAACGACGATTTTTGTTCTCAAAGGTGAGTAAATAGCTCATAAATAACACCCGCGATATAGTAGGTATAATTCTGTTGCACAAGAAAGCAATCCGAACAACGGGATTTTTGAAGTAAACCTGCTAATTAACAACCGCAGACAATTTCCTCAACGGGAATTATCTGTGGTTGTTTTTGTTTGTGCAAAAAATCAATAAACAGAAAGGAATATGATAACATGACGTTTGAAAAAGAGATTCAAGCCATAGCACACGTTAAATTGTCGGAGGAGTTTTTTGCAACCATAAACAGACAAAAACAGGTATTGCAAAATACAATCTGCAATATTATCGACACAGCACTCGAAGACAACAAAGAGTAAATAAAATATAGTACCATGCGCAAAGTTGGTATACTTCTATGGCACGAGAAACAAAAACCGATGTTTACGGTAAAGATTGAGTAAAACTGCTTAGTCAAGCGGCTGTAGATAATTCCCACAGTGGAATTATCTGCGGCTGCTTTTTCTTTGTGCAAAAGAAACCACCGAACTGGTGGTAAATATTTTAACGCCGCGAACTGCGGCAGAAAAGGAGTATACCATCATGCCTAAGAAGGAAAAAAAGGAAAAGAAGATTTCCGCCAAAAACATTGCTGCCGAAAACAACAATAAAAAGGATGACGAGGCTCTCAAGTGCGCTATCCAGAATGAAACCAAGCATTTGTTTTACATCAAGATGACAGATGCGTTTTTTGAAGCACTGGCACACCAGCAGCTTCCGATGCAGAAGGCTATCAATGAACCAGTGGACAATGCCATCGCAAACTGCGATGACGAAACGGCAACCATTCTCGCCGCCATTAACAATGCAAATCTTGCCAACCAGTTTCGCTTCACCATTGCCGATTGGGGCAATGGTATGGACGAAAATGAATTGGTAAACGGTATGCAAATTTGTGGAGGTCATGACAAGGAAGGTTACCTCTGTGTCCATGGTCTGGGGTTAAAGAACTTCTTGCTCGTGGCGACTCGAAACAAGTACGACTGGATGGTTGCCAGCAAAAAGCCCAGCGAAAAAGTTTACCATGTTGTGGAAGGACCTTTTAGCACGACCATGGAAATGAAGGAGTCCAAGGAAGTCCCGCTCAAGGAAATCGTTATGACGGATACGTTAAAACGTTACGGTGAGCCCTCGACCATTGTTTCCGTTGTTGTAGACGCTGATGTGGCAAGCACTATGCTTGCGATTAGCGGAAGCTGCAACGCCAATCGTGTAAGGAACATCCATATGCTTCATCGTGCGTTGGCTGAGCATCTTGGTGTCTCGTACCGGAGATTCCTTCAGCCGGATAAAAATGGAGTGGTTCGCGCTCAAATTATTATCCCCAATATGAAGACGGCGGAAAATAAAATTCGTGATGTTCGTGTTCGCCCCCTCGGTCCCTGTTATACAAGACGAACCGAAGAAAAGTTTGATGTACCGTATGCTGGATACAACATTCCTGTGAGCGTTGAATATGGTATCCTTGACAAAGATGCTATGAGCACTGCTGTTGCAGGTGGCTATCCGCCTAAATACCATTATTTAGGCAACCCGCTTACACAGGGTATGGACATCTGTATTGGTGGGCGTACGATTGCAACGGCACAGTTGGAGTCCATTTTTACGAGAGGTCACGGTGAAGGCGATAAAGATGATGTTATTGCTCGTCATCCGAGTTTCAACTACTTCACAGGAAGTATCAACATTACCGATGTTGAAAAGCTGCCTCGTGGTTTCTTGAAAACGCTGGCAAACAAGTCCAATGTCGATATGAGTGACGGCTGCTGGGCAGCAATTTTCAGGGCTGTAGATGAAAAAGTTACTCCGATTAGACTGGACAAGTCACTGGCATACAACAAGTACATTGACATGCTTGTTGAGGAAATCAAAAAGAAGTACAGTAACGAAGAGGATGTCTACGTCAAAAAGCTGCATCAGGTTTACGCAAACCGTGCCATCGTGGATATTCTTGAGGTCACAAGGAACAAAACGTGCGAAGTCTATATCATTAAGCGTGGAAGCGCAACAATGGAAGACATTGCTCGTATCCGTACTGCATGGGACGGTGTGGTTGCGCAGGGTGATTACCAGCCTACAGTTGGTCACATCATCTGCCGCAAAACGGGCAATATGACGCCGCACACTCTTGCTGAATTCAATGGCATGGTTCAGTCCATGTCCGATGCGAAGCTGGCAAAATGCTTTGATGAGAGCAATGGTGTCATCCGCAATATGCCGCACTACAATTTCGTTATCGAAGCTGACCCGCGTATGCCGGATTAACACCAACAGGGTATTTGCGAAAAAAGGTGGTTTGTATAAACCACAGGCTGATGAACGATTCACTCATCAGGATAGCATTTGCAAATATCCAACAAACAGAAGGGGCTTGCGATTTCTCGCAGGTTCCTTCTTTTTTTGTTGGTATAATACAGACGCACAAACATTTTAACAACAAGTATATTAAGATAATCGCATAAAAACGACGACTTTTGTGAGAAATCATAAAGGTCGCTTTTTGTTTGTGAATGTAAAAAACTACAAAACAACGAAAGGAATTTATTCTTATGAAGAGCACTTACACGATTGCCGTAAATGAAGTTATTGGACTGTCCACAGCAGAAACAATTCTAATGCAGTTTGAATATGACCAGCAGAAAATCAATGACCCGGAAACCACGCTTCGGACTGCTATCAAAAACTACCTGAAAACAGACGCAGGAAAGCAACAGGTCAACATGAACTGTGGCTGCTTCAACTGGGGCGACGCATATGACATCCCGGATAGGTTCTTTGAAAAGTACGGTCTTACAAAGGTGGTTGCTCCCAATGTTGACTTGATTGTTGACCATAATGAGAGCTTCACAGATGACTTTTCTGACTATGACGAGGACGATGAGGAATGTGAAGACATCTAAATGGAGGTGAATTAAAATGCAAATTACTTCTGTAGACAACGTCGTTATTGAGATTACTCGTCGCTGTAATATGTGCTGTGCGCATTGTTTGCGCGGTGATGCGGAGGCAGTCGATATTCAGGAAAAATACATCGATGCGTTTCTTGACAGTTTTGCTAATGCAGGATACATCAGTTCCTTGACCTTTACTGGTGGAGAAATTTCTTTGAATATTCCTGCTATCCGCTATACTTTGAACGCCGTAAGAGAGCGAAACATTTCCGTTGGGAGTTTTTATATGGTAACCAACGGGAAAGCCGTCGATAAGATGGCAGAACTCGCTTTGGCGAGCCTCGAATGGTGGAATTATTGCGATGACAAGGATGACTATTCGTGTGGTCTTTGTATCAGCAGCGATGATTTTCATGAAGAAATTCCCCGCGAAAGTGCGAGTATTCTTAGCGGTTTGAGATATAATCGTAATGATAAAGTAACGGATTTTCGCAAGCAATATCTCATTAACGAGGGTCGTGCCAAAACTATCAACGCAAATCAGATTCTAAAGAGAGAACCTATAGTTTCGGAACTTGTGATTGAATATGAGAGAAATTGTAAACCGGGAAATGAAGCCGGAATCAATATCACTGATGGAGAACTGTATCTGAATGCCATCGGTGATGTTGTCGTCGGTTGTGACTGGTCCTATGAATCTCAGAAGAAGTATCGTATTGGCAATGTGATGGACCAGAATTGGCTAAAGAGTATTGCTAACAACGAGTTCTGTATTGCTGGATAAAAAGGGAGACTACGATGGCTAAAATCAAAGACATATATGCACAAATTGGTGCAATGCTGACTAAAAAGGAAGATAAACCGTTTTCCTATGAAGAGCTTGCCACAATGTTGAAAACCAGCCCTGATGCCCTCAAGACATTCGAGGATGCCTATAAGAGACAGGTGCTGGACAGTGGAGCATTATCCGAGAACTTCTTACAGTGGGATACCACTACTGTCAAGGCTATGCTCGACAAGAGGGTGCCGTTTACGCGGGACCTTGAAACGCTCATTGACCGTATCGTAGGTGAGTTGACAGATGGTACTCGCCTGTACATCTACAACAAAAAACGCGGCGGATATTATGTAAACTATGCAGCATCTCGATACGCTGTGCCGATAACGAACAATGACCTGAAAAAATACCCGGAAGAGCTCAGACCTCAGTTGACAGGAAATCTCGTGAAGGTCGATATCTCGGAGCCGTCGTATAAGATTCTGCTTCAGAATTACGCCGAGTACAAGGATGCACGCGATGACCGAATGAAAAAGGTCTACTACAACCAGTTCCGTCAGGGCCTTGATATTCTTGACCTCGACGACTTCACCTACCAGATGCTCGAAATGAATCCCAACACGATGGGATTCTGGCTTCCGCCGCTGGCAAAAGCGTTGTACGGGAACAAATTTTTCAGGATTCCAGATACCAAGATTTTGCGTGTTCCGCTGCCGATGCTGCAGCTCACTCGCCTTGGCTTCGAAACCCTGAATCCAGTGACCAAGGAAATCGTGAACCGCTATTGCAAGCGGATATTCAAGCTGGATGAGCACGAAGATTACTTCATCAGGACCGGAACTTATTCTTCCAAGTATGAGTTCCGCAACGCTCATATCCATGACCCGAAGGAAATCAATGAGATGGGCGAGTATTTCCTGTTTTTGAATCATCTGACCTGTTCTATGGCTTCGCCGTTGAACAATACCGGCTTCTATGGTGCAAATACCACAAACGAGTGGGTGCTCAGGGAATATATCAAAGACAAGGAAAATAACCCGACCATCTACAACGGTTTGCCGCTGCATACTGAGTACCGCGTATTCGTCGATTTCGACGCTGATGAGGTGCTGGGTATCAGTCCTTATTGGCGTACCGATGTGATGAAGGGTAAGTTCAAAAACGCAAGTACGCCGCAGGAACGCCACGATTATGTCATCTATCAGATGCACGAGGATATCCTGCAGTCTCGATATGATGACAGTGCTAGGATGATTTTGGATGAAATCAAGAAGATTCTTCCCGCTGTCGAACTGGTAGGGCAGTGGAGTGTGGATGTGATGCAAAACGGCAATGATTTTTATATCATCGACATGGCGCTTGCTGAAAACTCCGCCCTGAACGATTGCGTGCCACGGAACAAACTTCGAGCCTACCCGCAGCAGTGGTTGCCGATGAACTAAACAAACCAATATTTCTAACATGGAGGTTTTTATGAGTAAACAAATATTGTTTAGAGCACAAGCCAGAAAAAAAGAAGGAAGATTGGAACTGAACAAAAAGCATGTACCAATCGACTGGGTATATGGAAGTGTTGTCCATCAAAACAGCAACAAAAAATTCGCCGATATTTACCCGCAGACTTCTGAAAATGAAAAAATCTCGGTTTACGCAGATACTATCTGCCAATACACCGGAAAGAATGACCGATATGGTGACAAAATTTTTGAAAACGACATCCTTACATTCTTGGCACATATCAGCGGACGAAAAATTCCGTGCAAAGGGGTCGTTTTTTACAACGAAGAGCTTGCATCCTATATGGTTACACTTACTGTAAATAATCCATACAATCTTGATGGATATGATGATGTGAAACTGACAAAGAAAAGCATATCTCTATCAGAATGTGAGTACATCGCCATTGTCGGCACCGTTTTTGACGGAGGCTTTGATGCCAAATGCGAATTATCCGAAAAAGTGAAGCACACTGCATTCGATGACTTCATTTCCATAGCAAATGACGTAAACCGTTTACTATACGATATCGACCCCTATGAATATAGGGATAACGATGGCGTAGAGAGTGTAGATGACATCGCCGTAAAACTCCTTTACACCGCGTATCGCAATACTGTCATTCACAAACTCCAAGAGTATTACGACTACTATATGGAAAACAAAGAAGAAAACCCGGATTTTGAACATTTGGCAGAACGGTGTGAAAACATCACGAACCGCCTCGCTGAATACAACAAGCAAAATTGAGGGTATTTGCAAATACCCATTCTAAAGAAAGGAAAATTCAAATGCCAAATATTTCACCTGTTATCATTCACAAACCGGATAGTTGCCATGGATGGGGTATCGAGTTCAATAAAGAACGTCCTTTTTGGGAAGAAGATGCCACTGCATTCGTCAATGCCATGTACCGTGAGATGCTGCATCGTGACCCTAACTTCACATGGTTTCACCAGTGCGGAAGCAACCAAGAAAAAAGCGGTCACTACTATGGTTTCCAGTTCTTCGAGGTTTGGTCTGAATCAGCAGAATCGGAGGCCAAGCAAATGGCAAAGAAAATTGCCAAAGAAATCGGAACTGTAGTGTTGGAGGAAAACGATGTACAGTGAAAGTGCCATGACTGCGATGATGCTGCATCGTGGACAGAAGCAATTCTTTGCGAACCTCTAATGTCAGGCTCTTTCAACGTCATAGCAGCAACAGACCCGGATGATTCGTTTTCCCAGACATGGAAAGTCGAATACGACAGAATTATTTACCGCGTAACAGTCGAAGAAAAGGAAGCAGAAATAATGTTGGTATAATAACGAAGCACAAACCAGTAAAAACAAACATTTTTTAGATAATCCATTTCAAGGGCAGCTTTTGTGAGTAATTACGAAAGCTGCTTTTTGTTTGTGCGAAGAAAACGTCTAAACAGACGAAGTATTAAAAATTGCTGCTTACAGCAGTAGAAGGGAAGATTATGATTTTATGATTACAAGCATGATTAAGATGACGGGAGAAGACATCCGAAATGAGCTACAGTACCCGCTAATTTGCGAGACTATGGAAAGTTCCATTTGGAACACTGGTCATCGTCGTCGCACTTATTCCGAGACTTTCACCCGCAGTGAGCAGAAGAAAATTTCTGAAATTAAAAAGCAGGCGCACAATTGGTATCTCGTAAAGGGCGCTCCCGATGAAATCACAATGTCGTACGACACGTACATGTTGTGGAATCGACTGGCAGAATTTTGCCTGTCGTTATGATTTAAGGAGCATAAAAATGGCCTATATCTGTAATAGGAAAACACCTTGCAGTCAGTGCGAACACTACAAATTCGATAAAAAAGAAAACCAGATGGCTTGCTTTGCACCAAAGGAGATGGAGACAGAAAATGGGAAAAGCTAATGTACATCCAACGGGAGAATACGAGGGGGTTTATTACGTAGATTTTGAAAACCTTCTAAGCTACACCAAAAAAGACGATGAAACGGAGCGAAAAACTCTCAAAAATATTTCTCCGTGGGAAATGTCGGACTATGAGTTCGATGATGTCGAAAGTCAGATGAACTTGGAAAACTATCGCGCAACTCTCGTAGACGCACTTAAGAAACGCTTTCCGAGTTTTAAAGAACCTGTTGGCTGGTATGTAGGAATACCCGGAAAGCACATCCTTTTGGAAAACGACTTGTTCTACATTGCCGTCGAAGATAACGAGTGGTCGGAAGCAGTAGAATTGCTCCAGAAGGAAGAAAACTCGGTTTCCGGTTACGAAAATCTGCAAAAACGGCATTACAAAAATTACTTAAAAGGACTTTGCAATGTGCTTCTTGAGCAGTTTGACGAAATTGGCACATATGCTGGACCTTGGACACATGGCGAAATTAAACGTTGATACCCTATCAAAGAAAAACTATAAAAAGAAAACGAAAGGCGCTGCTAACGAGCAACGAATGGTGATTTTATTATGAAAATTGATGGGCCTCACCTTGTGGAAGTTCAAGTCCACATGGAACATGTTGTGGAAAAAGGGAAAAAAGAAGAAATGACGACACATTGGTCGGAACATAAGGTGAAAGAAAGCAATATCGATGAAGTCGTTGCAAGCACAAAAAGTACGGCTCTTAAAATGGCTTGCGAGGCAGCAAAAAATATCCATCCAAACTGGTTTAACTCTGAAGTGTTTTTGACGACAAGTGTTGTCGTAGACGGCAACTGGTATGATGGAGATGAAGGAACAGCGCGATTAACCGACAACGATGGTCTTGCTGCCATTCAAACTGTTGTATTTTGATATATTTTGTTTTCAAAGAAAGGAAGTGAATGGGCAATTCCTCCCGCAACTAAAATCGCGGGTCTCATTGCCTCAATTTATGAATACTAATTTTTTTGTCGCAGAAACTGAAGTGTTTAACCCCAACAAGGTCCTTACACGAAAAGGAATGGATGCCTTTATTGGAGACAGAGGCATCAAAAGTTACGCAGGTGTTTTAAAAAGAGATAACAAGCTCTTTTACAACTTTATCCGCGTAAAAGTTGCTGAAGGGAAAAATTGTGTTGATGCGATTTATGCGCGAAAAGCAATCGTATCGAACGGATGCCTACAGAATGATTTTTTCTCTTTTGGAGAGTACAACTTCGTCGCATTTGTGACCAATGGGAAAATCTATTGCGACCTGAAGAATTTCTTCAAAGAACGCTTCGGCATCGAATCCATGTCCTATGAGGATGTTGCAAATCAGATGCACGATGAAGTGGAGAACCATATCCGCGAAACGTTTACAGATTGCTACGTGGACACGGATGTCGAAGAAATGGGCACAGCCGAAGCAAAATATGAATTTGTCTTTGGCAGAAAACACCATATGTTCAACAATATTTCTTTTGACCCTGCCTCTTCCTGCGATGCCATTGTACTGTTTCTCGCTAATCCGAGTGAGTGGGCGAAAGAGTATGTGGAAAAGATGCTTAAAGAACAGGAGTGGAGCCTAAAGCACATTCGCCGACAGGTATCCATCGACAGATACAAAGAACAGAAACTTGCCGAATACAAAAAAACGCCAAGTGAGGATTTGATTCAGGCAAAACTGTTTCACGATTCGGTTCCCAAATCCGGTTATGTAAAAGTAACCTTGGACGTCGATGGAAAGCAGTTTGTCGGCGGTTTTGATTCCAAGTTCTTCGGCTATACGGGGGCTAATCTCGATGAAGCGATTCTTCCCGGAGCAGGTTTCAAGTATCCGGATTCTTTTGAGGGCTATTATGAGTTTCTGAGAGACAACAAGATAAACGTCGAGTGCAAATACAATATGTTCCCATTCGCTTTTGTAAAAGAAATCGCCGCGTTCCGTGGCGACAAGATTTTCTGGAAGAGGGAGGCTTGACCTATGGCTCTCAAAATCGGTCCTTGCCCTAAATGCGGCAACACTACATTCATCGCAACCGCGCACGTAACCCAAACTTGGCTGGTGGACAAAGACGGCGACTTTATCGAAGCTAAATCTGACTGCGATGAAGTAACCCATGCACCTGATGCCGAGGATTTGTTCACATGCTCCAAATGCGGCGAAGAAGTAACCGCAATCAACGTATAAGGGAGCGTGCGTCCAAAATGGCTTGTGCGTTTAGAATGACACAAAAAAAGTACGCTGACCTTGAAAAGGCGGGGTCGGCTTTGTGCGAGTTTTGCAAAGCGGTTCGTCAAGAGAACTGTAACAGTTGCACGCTACACGAGGTTCTTGATTCTGCTTGGATGGAGGCTGCTGCAGAAGGAGTTATTGACAATTGGCGGATTACAAGAAAACAGGATTTGTCGAAAAAGGAAATGCGTATAAAATTTGGAATGACAAAGAAAAAGCACGCCGAAATCAAAAAAGCAAGCTCAGTATTGTGCAAATTCTGCAAAGCTGTCCCAGAAAAGGACTGCTGCGGTTGCATAGTACAAGAGCTACTTGATTCCGCTTGGATAGAAGCCGCTGCAGAAGAAATTTTTGAAAAATAAAGGAGAAATATATGTTCCTATTGATTAACAACTATCAGAGTGAAGAAACCATGCCATATATTGTTTCTGCTGAAAAATTTGCAAGTTATGATGCTGCGATGCAAGCTGCAAAAGACGCTGCCGAAGATGCAATGGTGAACGAATACACAGAGAAGTACAAAGATGACCAACTGGAAATGGAAGTTGCAAACAACAGCGTCTATATTACGGGAATTGGCAAAGACGAAAACGGGGAACCGAAACAAATCTTCATGGATTGGTGGAGTGTTGCCAAACTTCAAAACGACTAAAAGTGGAGTTGAAAAACTATGAAGGAAATTGCATTTACCGATGAAATTGAGGGAACGAAGCTCCCGTTTGTCAAGAAAATCAATAACAAGGAGGTTACTCACGATGACAAAAAAGCTTGCTGAATCTTACAAGAAAGCCTACGGATTCTGGGAAGTTACTACGGAAGGCGACTGCGAAGGCAAGTCTGTCAGTAGGCTCGGTATCTATGAGGGTTACATTGATGAGATTGCTCTGGCATTGGCAGACCGGTGCTATTATTCCTTGTGTTTTCGTCCCATTGACCCGCGTGCTCTCGATTTGACGCCAAAGCGCAAATCCGTAGAAATTTCTTTCGATATCGGGTCGAACACTTGGGACATGGACAATGAGGGTATCGTTGCAGCTTTCAAAGAGGTGCTTAAAGACCGTCCCGTCTATGTTCGTAAAGGGCGCTTATTTAGCAGTGTAAATATCTCTACCGAAAAAGAGAGCGAAGAGGAAAAACGGCAAAAAATCCTGAAAAAGCTTTCTCCTGAGGAACGTCGGATTTTGGGTATTGAGGAGTAAAAACTATGAAAATGGTAACAAAATCAACTAACCTTGACACAAGCGAAACTCAATCGTTTTTTAACGAGATTGATTGGGAATGGCTTCTGGACTTTGTGAGGAATACGTATGGCATTGGAAGGGAACAAAAGCCCGACGTAAAGCTTTCCGAAACAGGGTACGTGAAAATCGGATGGCAGGAGAACCTAAGAGAACAGTGCGGTGTGTTTAAAAACACTTACCGAGACGTTCACTTGACAGTTTTCGGTTCTGGGTTTAGTAGAGAAGTAACGTATGACGAAGACATGCTAAACGAAAAACTGAAAAGTCTCTATAGAAACCGAGCTCACTGGACTGACTGGAATCCTACGAGAGAAATCACGTATAAGGACTGCAACGGTGTGTTATCCGAACCAAGTTTTTGGATGGATATTTCTTTTCGTTACGAGATGTTTGATGGCGGGTTTAATTACGCGAATCTCTTCAATGCGGTATACGAAGCGAGTATCGGATGGGTAATTCACACAACCGATGGTAAAACATATAAACAATCCAAATAAGCCAAATATTTTCTAGCATAAAAAAGACCGTTCACCATATCGGGTGAGCGGTCTTTTTCATTAAAGCAATAACTGATAATTGTAGGTATAATGCAAAAGCACAAACACTGTAAAAAACCAATTTTAAGATAATCTGCAGAAGAAAAAGCGGTCTTTATGAGCAATCATGAGGGTCGCTTTATTGTTTGTGTAAGGAAATCGCCACAAAAGGCGAAATATACAAAAGCTGCTATCTGCAGCAGAAAGGACTTAAGAAGATGAAAAAGGAGCGAACTACTAATGGATGAACTTCATTTCAGCATCGAAGGCGAATTTATCACTAACGTTGCAAGGAGCTGGTTTTGGGATGAAGATAAACCTTACGAAAAATCCGAAGAACTTTTGATGAGTTGTATGTGTGGTGGTTCGGATACAGAGAAGCGTGTTACTTGCCAAGACATTATTGAGGGTCGCAAAAAATTAGTTGGAATCAATGAGTTCGAACTTGTTGATGACAACGAAAATGTGCGACCCATCAGTAAAAAAATCGAGGAGCTGCGTCGAAAACTACTGAAGGACAAAATCCAAGACGATATGATTGCCAACCCGTTAAACTACGTCGATAGGTTTTCTATGACAACCCCTTACAAAATGCTTGTAAAAGGCATTGAGAAAGGATGGATTGATGGAAGCTATGACGGAATCATCAATTACATCGGTCAAAAAGAACAGGAAACTGATGACTTGTTTTATGGTGGTACATGGTTACTGAGCAGACCCGACCTTATCGTTGAACTCAATGGCGCACCACTTCCACCACAGGTAGATTCTGCGGAATTTTATGCCTCGGACTTTTGGGAAAAGCTGTCAGACTGGATTGACAGAAATCTGAAAGGACAGAAGGTTGAACGAAGACAAAATCTTTATAAGCGATTCGTAAACAAGGATAGAAACGATGACAATGAGTTTCTCTCTGAATACGGCTTGATTTCTCCGGACGGGAAATGGTACAACTGTGAATTTGGCGGACATACAGCAATTGCAGGTCGTATCATCCAAGAAAAGCAGAAGGAGTTTAATCTTACCGACAATCAAACACTTGATATGATGTATGATTGCTACGGAAAAGCCCTTGATTATCTTTATAAGAAGGGTTGGATTGCTATTAGAAACCCATCGATGGGAGATACATTCATTGACATGGACGAAACAAAACGGGCAACAAAAGCACAAACGAATGCGATTTTCGATTACATCAGTCATTTTAATAGGTATGATATGAGCGTGTCGAAAATCATGGATTAAAGGACAGAAAGGAAACAAAACATGGACAGTAGTTGGAAAAATCTGCAGATTCGTATGGAAGCCGCATGGAATATGCGTACGACCCCAAAAACCAAGCGCCCCAAAACTGGTGATATCATCAGCAGCGCACACTCCCTTGATTGGAACAAAAAGAAGGTGCGGCAGCTTCAGCAGCAATGGAACGATGAAGTAACCAAACTTGTGGCTGACCGCAACAAAGCCATTTCGGATGTCATGGTTGATATCCTCACGCTCATCCGAATGGATATAAAAAGTGCATCTTCTGTCCTTATCAGTCATGAAGCAGCAAAGCTGCTATGGGAGAAAGCGTATGAGTATGGTCATGCAAATGGCTTTACCGATATCTATTGTGCCATTGAGAACTACGAAGAAGTTGTCATCGAAGCTTTGAAAGGGAAAGAAAAGTAACACAGGGGTATTTGCGAAAATGGGTGGTTTACGTAAAACATCCAATTTTGCAAGTATCACAGGCAGATGGACGATTTGCCCATCAGGATAGTACAAAGCAGCGGCGGTCTTGCCGGATGAACTTATCCGCAAATGGTACGCCGAAATGCAAAATAAAAGTACCAACAAAGCCAAAGCTTTGCCAACCGAATTTGTAAAGGAATGAGAAAAATGTATGGATATATACGAAGTTGAAAGTAAAATCAAAGAGTTGGAAGCATCCTACAATAAAGAGGCAGACAATCTTATGCAGGAGCTCAATGCCTACAAAAAGAAGAACCCGATTCTTCCTCTTTATGGAGATGACCCGAATGTCGACAAGATGATTGCGAATAAAAATCGAATCATCCGCAGCCAGTACACTCGCCGCGAAAACAAAGTCCACAAACTGTGGGAAAAGTTCTACGATGATGTTACGAACGTTGTTGCAGCAGAATATAATCTTCCCACAGATGTAGCCAAACTCGTTGTACAACAAGTGCGTGACCGGGATATAGGGCGCAGCGAACTCGCTTCTTATCTGGACCATTATGCAATCTTTGCCGAAACGGTTCTGGACGCTGTGTTTTGACGTACTCCCACCCCTTACGCAATGGAGAAAGGAAACAAAGACTATGACATTTAACAATGCGAAAAATCTTCATAACGAAGATGAAGTGGTAATCAAAGAAACTGGAGAACATATGTGTGTATTGGATGCATATGTAAATCCAAACAATCCAAAGCAGGTATTGATTGAATGTGATGATGGAAACACCTATACACATCATGAAATCAAATAAGAAAGGATAAAAAATACACATGTTCACCACAAAAACGTACTATGTCATTGCAAACAAAAATGGAGAATTTTTCTCTTACGACAAGATGACAGGTGGATACCCTTATTTTGGCAAATATCACGAATCGGCGGAGCATTTTCAAACAGCCGAAAAAGCAGAAGAGTTTTTGCTACATAGCAATTACACAACCAATCAGTTCCATGATACATTTGCAAAATGTTCTGTAAAAAAGGTGACGATTACAGAAACTGTTTCTGTAACGTAAAAAGCAGTGCTTTCATAGTTGCGGTGGTCTTGTTATCATACAAAATATTTTTTCAAAGAAAGGAATTGCCCTGATGGAACTCGAAGAATATCTACAAAATAACAATGTAACCCTTTGGCGAAATAACCGTGTGTTAGGACCTCAGCAGACAAAATCTCTTGCGGATTTTGATTACGCGGAAGGGCTGGAAAACATTACGGGAAAGATGGTTTGGATTTGCGACTATCGAGCAAACGCAGACCCAACCAAAAAACCAATTCGTGGAATTGAGCCAACTCCGGTGGTGGTAACAGATGCCAAGGAGACGAATAAGACAATTTATTATTCTCCTATTTATTTCCGACCTGTAAAGAACGGTCATATTATGTCCAAGGTGATTGCTCCAATGGATAATACAGGCTATCGGGGATATACGGGTGAATCTGTAAACATCTTCTACACGGTTGAAGACTGCGTAAAATGCTACCGTGAACAGGTGCGACAAGCAAAGGTAATCTACCAAAAGGAACTTGCTCGTATAACCAATCTCTTCAATGCGAGAATTGGGGAACTGAGTGAGTCTTTGATTCCGTTTGCAGGTTACAACATTTCGGAAAGCACCGTAACGGTAGAGATTCGTGCATGGACTACAACGTACCAAACTGCAGACTTTACCTTCAGCCAAGAAATGTACCCCACAGAAGAAAAAATCGACAACCTCAAAAAGCAGGCGCTTCGTCTTTTGCCGGAGAGGATTCGTCGAGAAACTGACTGGCACGAAAAAGAACTTGTTCTAAAGAACGCAGACGTTTACGTTCTCGTCGATGGAATGAACGATAAAAGCGCAGAAGAAAAAGTTGCGCTCGAAATGAAAATTTGAGAAAAACCATAGTATAATAAGAGCGGCTGGCAGTAGCTAGTCGCTCTTTTTCAGACAGAAAGGAACAAATTATGGGTAACTATATTGAAACCTATAACAATCTCTGTGCAAAAGCAAAAGCATGGAGCACAGCATATTACGAACAGGATGCTCCGGTTGTCACCGACGAAGAATATGATAAGGTGATGCACGAAATTCGAAAAATCGAAGATGAGCACCCCGAACTCATAACATCCGATAGCCCCACACAAGTAGTAGGAGGAAAACGTGTTATTGGCATTCCGGTTGAACACCGCGTACCGATGCTCTCGTTGCTCGATGTGTTCTCCGATGAGGAAGTCTGCAGCTTCGTAAATTCGGTGAAAACCGAATATCCCGACGCAACCTTCTCCGTGGAACGTAAAATCGACGGCTTGAGCTTGTCTTTGGTCTATGAGCGTTCTAAGTCCTCTCATTCCTATGCACATCTGGTTCAGGCTTCGACTCGCGGCGATGGTCATGTCGGGGAAGATGTGACAGCGAATGTCGCTGCACTCAGTTGCCTGCCTTACAGCATTGAGCTCCCGGAAGGCATTAACAAAATTGAGCTGCGCGGCGAGTGCTACATGTCCGAAAAAAATTTTGATGCAACCAACGCAAAACAGGCAGAAGCAGGAAAGAAGCTCTTCGCCAATCCCCGCAACTGCGCTGCCGGTTCTCTGCGTCAGGCAGCCCCTGCCGTTGCTCGTGAGCGTAACCTTCAGGTCTTCATCTTCAATGTTCAGTCCGTGAACGACGGTGACGCTGCCCAGTTTGGCGACAGCCATTTCGACCAACTTGAGTACCTGCACAAGGTTTGCCAGTTCAAGACCACGGGATTCTCGCACTGCAATAATGCAGACGCTGTGCTTGATGCCATCAAACATATTGGCAATACCCGTTACGATGTAGATTATCCCATTGACGGCGCAGTCGTGAAAGTCAACGAGCTGAACATTCGCCAGAAGATGGGGGAGCGCACCAAGACCCCGAAATGGGCTGTGGCGTTCAAGTATCCCGCCGAAGAAAAGGGGACTATCCTGCGCAGCATTCAGTTGCAGACAGGTCGTACTGGTCGCGTCACTCCTGTCGCGGTCTTTGACCCCGTGCAGCTTGCCGGAACCCGTGTGGAGCGTGCAACGCTCAACAACGCCAACTTCATCAAGGCGCTGGACATCCGCCTCGGCGATACTATCGTCCTGCATAAGTCCGGCGACATCATCCCGAAAATCACAATGGTGGAGTTGGAAAAGCGTCCTGCAGACGCTGTGCCTTATGACATGGCAAAACAGGTCTGCCCCGTTTGCGGTGCGCCTATCGCGCCCGTCAACGGTTCTGTGGACCTGTACTGCACAAACGACACCTGCCCTGCAAAGACCGTGAATCGTGTCATTCACTTTGCCTCGAAACCCTGCATGGACATCAAGGGACTTGGCCCTCAGATGATTCAGGACTTGGTTGACAGCCGGTTCATTGAGAACCCCGTTGACCTGTACTGGCTCTATGAGGAGGAAGGTAAACTGACCGACATGTATGGTGCGAAGATTGCCAAGAAGGTTCTTGCTGCCATCGAAAAGTCCAAGGAGCAGAATGCAGACCGCGTCCTCAAGGGCCTTGGCTACCGTCTCATCGGCGGTCATGTTGCTCGTGCGCTGTTTACTCAGTGCAAGGCTACAAACGGCAACCTTCTGACACTGTCCACGCTCAATGTAGATACCATCAAAGAGTGCAACATTCCCGGTTTCTCTGACGCTATCTATGCTGCGCTCGATGCGATGCTTTCCAGCGCGGAGTTTAAGCAGGAAGTCAATACCTTGCATGATGCTGGTGTCAATCTTGACTATCATGCTCCGGCAGGTGCCAATGATGAGTCTGGACCGCTCGCTGGCAAGACATTCGTTATTACCGGTACACTACCTTCCATGAGCCGCGATGAAGCCAAGACTTATATCGAAGCGCATGGCGGCAAAGTCTCCGGAAGTGTCTCCAAGAAGACAAGCTATCTCGTTGCAGGTGAAGCTGCCGGTTCCAAGCTCGATAAGGCAAACGCTCTGGGCGTACCTGTTCTGAGTGAGGACGACCTCAAGGCAATGTGCCAGTAAGGAGGTCTCGGTATGTACGACTTTAACCGTATCGTGAAGGCTGCGGAGTTCTGTAAATTTCACAACGCTTTTGCTTCTGACATTAAGCACTGTGAAAATGCACTTGGTATGGGTGGTCTCATGGCAATCAATGCCGAATGCTGGCTTGACGTTCTGAACGCAATGCCGGATGCTGAAATTGTAGAGTACGTCCACACCAAGTATAAGCCCGGACTCTTGAATCCATTCAAGGGCACGTCACTTTACATCAAATCTTAACCTCTTGCCGCTCGCCCTTCACGGGGTGGGCGGCTTCTTGTTTTATACGTAATATCGTGTGGCTTATGCACATCAAGGTAAAAAGCCTTAAAGTTGGTATAATGACCAACGCACAAACCATATAAAATTCATACTTAAGAAAACCCGACCACACAGGCAGCTTTTGTGCGTACCTAAATGCACACAAAAGCTGCCTTATGGTTTGTGTAGGAGAACCGTCACAAAGACGGAAATATGTTAGTACCTCAAGAGAGGTAGAAAGGAACCAAAATGGAAGGTAATTTTGAAATCAACCGAACCGACGATATCATGCATCAGCTTGACAATTCCGGCTGTTACAACAAAACTGTTGAGCTGCTGAAGGCAAGTGGTGCATATGATGACTTTGTGCGTTGTGTAAACGAAAAAGTCAATTGGAGCAATCTCTTCACACGGATGGGCGAGATGGAAAACGAAGCTATCTCGGATGCCATTGATAGTGTTGCGCGTGAAAAAGGCGTAAAGCTTGAGGACGAATAATTGTCCTATTATCACTAAAAACTAAAAATTTAATGTAAAAGGAGAAAATCTTATGCTTAACAAAAAACTGTACGATGTAAAACGCACTCGTGATGGTGAAACCACAACTCTCGGAAAATATCTGCTTGCAGCAGATGCAAATGCCCCCAAAGACCTGTTTCAGAAAATTCTTCGCTTAAAGGAGAATGATTACACTGCCGCAACGGTCAAAGGCACGCCTGATGGTGGGTATGACATCTTTGACAAGGACACACAGTACACCCTCACTCCTATCCCGATGGATGAGAATTTCTGGAACAAGGCTGTTGAAAGCAAAAGTGAGAAAGGGGCTGAGGCATGATGTATGGCATTTGGAATATTGCCACGCAGCGTTTCCTGATTGGGATTTGCGAAAGAACAAAGGCGGAAGCAGAGGCAAAGTATATTGCGAAATACCCGATTGCCTCGACACTGCTAGATGTTCAGTGCAAGAAAATCACGGCATAAACACGCTACAACAAAAAGGATGGTAAATTTATGGGAAAGGATGATTTCAGCCTGCACGTTAAATCCATAAAAGGAACTTATATCGTTAAAGTTTACTACCGTGGACACTGTGTTCAGGCAATGGGTATGAATAAAAATGGACCTGATGGAAGTGGGAACTTCTTAAAGCGAATCAGTGATTCTTATTCCAAGTATTTGGATGAGTTACTCACTGAAAAGCATCCGTCGCATCGTCAGGTTCAGGAAAGAATTCGCCGAATTGATGAAGAATATCCGAAAGAAATTGCAAGGTGAGGTGATTAGAACGTTTGTAATTATTAAAGTTGAACATTATGGACCAATGAATCTGGTCTCTGCGCATAACACGTTTAAAAGTGCTCTTACAGAGATGAAGGAAGCTGTGGCAAAGAAAATTGATTCTGCAAAAGCCGCCCATGGAGAGGATTCGTATCACGCCGAAATTCGTACAGCAAACGACTTGAACAGTTTGAGTTACAACATGCTTGCTGCATCTGCAAGCATTGATTGTGATGAAGAAAGTACCGACTGGGGAATCTTTTACATTGACGACAAGTTAAAGTTTCTGCTTGTAAAGAACATTGAGTACGGTCCAATGAGTGTACTCAATACGTTTGATTCCTTTGACAGAGCATATCAGGCGCTAAAGGAAAATGTTGTGAAAGAAGTCAATGCAACTCATTGCATGGATTTCGTTGCAGATGATGTTGACGATAAAAACAGCGGGATTGATGAATACGGAGTATTTGTTAGCTCTAACAAATATAGCACAGATAAGGGTGCGCCACTTTCGTATGCGTCGTTCTGTGAAGGAACTCCTGTTTATGATTGGGCGATTTTTACCTTATGAGGCAAAAAAATCAATAACCAACGACTAAAGTCGCGGGCTTGCATCGGAGAGCCTACGCTTTAGAAGCGTCCGCAATGGAACCTGTTTAAAGTTTAAGACCATCGACTGAGCCGTTTCCTATTCGGGAACGGCTTTTTCTGTTGTATAGAGTTGGTATAATACATCAGCACAAACACGATAAAAAATTTTTTTAAGATAACCTGCATCGAAAAGCAGTCTTTATGAGAAATCGTAAAGACTGCTTTTTTGTTTGTGTGATGCAAACCGTCACAAAGGACGGGACAAAAATTTATCGTCGCATCACAAGAGCGACAGAAAGGAAAACACTATGGCAAAATCACCTTATACGTCCAGAAAGCTTCTCAACGAACTTAAAAGACTTGAAAAAGAAAGCGAAGATATGATGTTGACTCACAATCTGCATGATATTGCAATCAACGGCAAAAAGGTTGGTTGTTCTGGACACATTACGAACATCTTCAACAAGCGCTGTGTTTATGTGAGTACGGAAAAAAGTGTCTATCAGCCTATTTCTGATAAAGACCTTGTACGTTATGCGGAAAACGAAATGGACTATTCGTCAATCGGTCTTGGCGTAAATGGACGAAACATTTTTGTAACTGATGATGTTCTTGCTACAAAAATCATCGATATGCTTCGTTAAAAGGAGAAAACCAGATGTACAAAAATAATCCAACGAGCGAAGCTACCATTAAAGAAACAGCAACCAGTATTGTTGAAGTGTTCGAAAAATATCTTCTTTCAATTGATGCTATAGTCCCATGTAGCGACATTGAAGAAGAACAGGAACGAAAAGAGGATGGCAATCAGACAGCACTGTACGGCATGGAATACTGGCACTTTGTTGGCGAAATGGAAAACTGGTTCAGAATGCTTCCAACAATGTGTAACATTAACGCATTTGGAACAAACAACACTGTTTCCGGAATGGCTGCACGTCATGCCCTTTCTTACTTCAATAATCTTCTTAAGGGAAAAGCCCTTGAGAAGTATAAACCAACAGAAGTGCAGAACAAAAAAATTGTTGACAACATTCAGAACATTCTGAGAGGAGACAAAAAATGCAAGTGAACGTAAAGTACGAATATACCGAGTTGTATTTACCAACCCCTCGCTGCCGCAAATATCGTTCACGCGATGCGAAAAAGAGCTGCGAAGCAACGGTAAAAGAGGTGAAAGCCTCCGAATTGGTCCCGGCATTCACCGTAGACGAATATGTGTGCCCGATTTATGAAAAAAGGCACATTTACGCTTTCGAAGGCGCATTATGGGAGCTTGACAGGTATTCTGAGCACCATGCCCGGAAAAGTTGGTATGACCTCACACCTTGCAATGAAGATTACATTGCATATCTTTTGACTCCGGATAATTGGGAAATTTACAAATTCCGCACGGAGACAGAAAAAATCGAAGAGGTTATCCACAGCAAATCAAAAAATTACTTAATTTGCAATGGAAAACTGTATCGCAAGACGACGGAACCGATGTATGGTATTTTTACGTTCGGCTTGGGTCACAACCATGCAAGTACGGCACTGTTTATTGAAATGCGCTACAATGCAAACGTGCCAAGCAGTCGATATTTTGCAGCTAACCAGAGAGAAGAGGCGATTGCGAAAGCAAAAGAAATTGCTCTAAACAGGGGAGACACAAACTCTATTAAAAGTATTGAGGAAGCCCCGATGATTGTTGTTCATGATAACAAGTTTGTCAAGGAAAATCCTCAAAGTTGGAATCTCGCTGGTGATGACTTTTCAAATTTACTTGAAAACATCACAGAAAACGCAGGAAGCTCAACGGAAGCGGGAATCCTTGCAATGTATGCCGCTTTTATGAATAAGTAAGATAAGAAAGGAAGAAAAAATGAGCGGAATTCAAGCAAATACTCTTGTTGATTTTAGCGTTTTTAGTATCTACGACCCAAACGATGCAGCAAAAAGGATTCTTGCAATGCCTTCGTCTTGCAAAAATCTTGACAGTATGATTTCCGGAATATTGGAAAATAAGCCGAAAGTCTTAAACGAGATTTTTACAAACATCAAATTTAAGGAATGGAAAGATGTAATTCTTGAAGAAGTATACAAAGCGGTAATTAAAGCTCTTGGAGATGAACCTGTTGATTCTGATGGTCATTACTGCATTGTTACAGATTGGGAACCGAGTGATGATGACCGTGAGAATGCAATCTTTGGTGCTGCAACTCCGAAAGAACTGTTTTACTTTGCGCAAGGAATGAAAGATGATTGCCGGGAAATGGCTACTGCTCTCTTAAAGAAAAGTTCTATCTACGGATATCCATTCAACAAAGATTTTATCAAATACATTGAAATGGACTCGGTGGAATCGTGTGTTATGAGGTCTGCCTTCGAGATGATGGACAACACCTTCAACTTGGAGTCACCTATCGCAACGATAACCGACAGTGGCATAAAAGTATTTCCGAATAGCGATGATATCGAAAAAATCATCGAAAATCCTGCAAATTGGGTCGTTGTACCGCTGCTTTTTAAGGAGTGCGACGATTAAAGCAAGACTTGGTATAATACCAAAGTATGCTAAAATGCGCAAAAAGAAAAACAAAGCATTGGAAGCTTTTACAACCAATGGGAAGGACTGAAAATTGTATAAAAGCAAGCATAAAAATGCTGATGTTACACTTGTCTGTATGTCAGGCATGTTGTTTTCATTGCTGTGGTTTGCGTGGGTTTCTCCAGTAGAGGTTCACGCAGCAGCAGTTGACGAACATAATGTTGCAACATTTTACCCAGCAACCACAGAAACGGCAAGAGAATCTGAAACAAAAACCGAAAATTCTTTACTACAACGTTCTTTGTACGAAATCGTAAACTTTAGCAGAACCGAGCCATTCAAAGACGAAAAACCAGATACCAACTCCAACAGTACTACCGACACGATTTATCAAGCTTTGCGTGATGCTGGATTGACAAATGCGGGTACGGCAGCAGTTATGGGGTGTATGTCCATGGAAAGTGGTCTTCAACCGACTGCTGAGAATCCATATGATGGTGGTTACGGTCTACTCCAATGGACAGGAACCAGAAGAAATGACCTCTTTAACTGGTGTGCAGCCAACGGATTGGATGCAACCACCGCATACGGGCAAATCGAATTCTTCATTGAAGAACTGAAAACCGTATACAGCCAAAACGCCGGGTATACATATCCCGTTTACGAAACGCTCACTTCCAACGAAAACGTAGAAACTTGTTTATCAACGTTCTTCTGTCACGCAGAGGCTGGATACAATGTTTCGATTTCCAGCGGAAATATCTACAATGGCGTTAATTCCACGTATGAGTTATACAATCAGCGTGTGAATGCGGCATATAATTACCTGCGTTAAGTGCAATTCCTCCGGCTATACAAGCCGGAGGTTTTTTGTTGTTTTCACAAACAAAAAAAGAAGTGAAATCAAAAAAAGTAGGTATAGTAATATAAATATCTCCAATGGACAAGGGAGGAATAATCCTTGGAAAACACTATATCGTCAAAGATTTCGAGCCTACACAATAAAGCCGAATATAAAACCGTCGCACTGACAGACATAATTTGCAATCCAAAAAATGATTATCAGATGATAAACATTGATGAATTAGCAGAAGACATTAAGCGTAACGGTTTGTTACACAACCTCGTTGTTGTACCAACACAAGAAAATGGAAAGTACAAATTGTTGGCGGGGGAACGCAGATTTAAAGCTCTCCAAAAACTGAATGAAAGTGAACCAGAAAAGTGGGGGACTGTACATGTTCTTGTGTACACGGGACTAACAGAACGCCAAGAGGAAATTATTATGGATTCCTCCAATTTACAGGCACGTAGTTCAGGTGGAAATGAGGAACAACTTCGGAAAGCGACCAATCGTTATATGGATAACCTGAAAGCCGAGTTTGGAATTTCAGAAAAACAGGCATTAAAAGAAGCTACCGATGTCTACTCAGGAAGCGGAAACACAATTCGCACCAATCGAAAAATTGGGCAAAATCTCAACGAAGATTTCACGGACGAACTAGACAAAGGAAAAATCGGAAAAGGCGATGCAGCAGTAATCGCAGATATGGATGAAGATGAACAAGATAACTTGTTTGATGAATTTGAATCTGCAGAAACAGAAGAAGAAAAACAAGCTGTTATCACAAATGCAGTAAATAACCAGAAAGAAAAAAGCACAAAAGCAAAAACAGAAAAGAAATCCGGCAAACAACCAAAAGAAACAGAAGAATCGGAAGTAACCACATCTTATGTAGACCCACGAATCACAACTAGAATAAACTACATTGAAAAAGTAACTAATATGACAGAGCAAATCAAAGCTCTTAACAATCAGGACACGGTTGCTCAAATAGCACGTTTGGATAAATGTGCTGATGAAGATAACGCGGATAAAGTGCTTGCAAAAGTCAACCAACTTTTGGTTGAATTGACGGCGTTTAAGAACGCAATCAAAGAATCTGATGGTGAATTCGAAATTCCTATCGACCCCGTACATGGTCATCGCATGGGAAATAAAGACGAAGAGGGCTACGCGGGCTAAAAATCGTAATTACGTTTTTGAAGGTGAAAAAATATGACCATTATTCTGTATTCAACGATTGGCGTTACAATCGGCGGATGCCTGATTGCAGTCATTTCGCTTATTAAGTATCTCATCTCTCCAAACAAAGGAAATCTGCTGTGAAACGGTATTCAATTTTAATGGCAATTTGCATAGCCGTTATGGTCACTTCAAGTATAGCCATTGTGAAAGGCGTAGCTCGACATATCCATCCACAATATGAGAGACCTACAACAGTCGCTCCGTACACTTTGTCTACAACGACAACAACCAATGACCCGGCAAACGCTGTTGAAGAGGAAAACATTGGAACATTGAACTGTGACGCAATAGATTTACACGTCAATCTTTCCTATGGAATAAGTCAATCAATTTGCGATAAAGAAAATACAGCGTTAATATTCGCACCGTTGGATGATGAACCTCTGCCACTGCAATCAAATGAGTATGCCTTCATTGCGGACCACAACTACCAATCATTCTGGCAACTGCAATATATAAAAACAGGCGATGAACTTCTATTGGATTCTCCATCTTATGGGCAATTTATTTACAAGGTTGAAAAAATAGAGGTGTGGAATCAAAACGACGAACAAACGGATTTTTATAACGACGATGGTGAATCACTCCGAGTTTGGTGCGCAAATACGGAAAAACAAGGAGTTGTCTTATACACATGCTATCCATTTGATGCGTGGGGTAACACGACACAAAGATTCGTTGTATTTTGTGATTTGGTTTCATCAACGAAACTACTTAACCCAAGATAACATAAGAATTTTTGGCACGAACATTAACTTGAATTACATTGTTGGTATAATGCAACCGCACAAGGTATGCTAACTCAAAATATGTTCAGCTAATATTCACAGAAGCAGACAGTCTAAAAACCACTAAGTGGTCACAAGGTTGTCTGCTTTTCTTTGTGCAAAAGCCCATCTGAAAAATGATGGAATTTATGTAAACCGCAATACAGCAGTAGAAAGGAGTTTTGCCATGTACACAGTGTTATGGCAGAAAAAGAAAAAACAGCATTGGGAACGAATCAACAGTACACATCTTATCGAGGAATGTCTCAAAAGACAGAAACTTGAAGGCGAAGACGAAAACAGCGTAAAAATCTATACGCCGGATGCAGATGATTTCGTAATGACCCCAGATGAACTAAAAAGGTTCATGCAGATGAATCAACCTACAAAAAAGGAACGCAGACGAGGGAGAAAACCCAAGAGCGCGGCGGTATCCGAAGAAAAGGTTGAACCGAAAAGTAAAGGCGAGAACTTATTCTATACCGTTTGTTGGACGGATAATAAATTCCGCCAGCACTGGGACGTGCTTGAAACCGGGCAGCAAGTTATGGCATATTTGCACGCACATCAGATTGCTGATGACGATGCGCTTATCTTTATGCCGTGGGCGAAAGAGCACGCTATGGACATGGATGGGTTTGAAAGCTATCGCAAAACCCATCACTACGAGTAAAACGCAACACTAGAAAGGATGTAATTTATGAGCACGCACGCATTTATTGGTGTGGTAGAAAACACCGGAACTTTAAAGTATGTATATAACCATTCGGATGGTTATCCGTCTTATCTTGGGAAAATGTTGTTGGAACATTACAACACCCCAGAGCTGGCAACAGCGCTTGTAAATCTCGGTGACATCTCGATGGTTCGTGAACGTTTGGCTCCAGATGAAGGGGAGGAACATTCGTTCAAAAACCCTGTACGAGAGGGACCTAAAGGCGGCGTTACAACCGCATATCATCGCGACAGAAAAGACCCCCTTGAAATTTGCTACTTGTCTGTTAATACAGACGATGTGAGTACCGACGCAAAGAAAAAATTCTGGAGAGAGCTGAAGGATGATAATATAGAGTATGGTTACCTGTATGACACTTTGGAAAATCAGTGGTATGCAATGGACACTTATCAGGATTGTGGTTTCAATCTGCTAAACAACACCTACATCAGCACGCACGCCTAAAGGAAGAAAAAATGGTAACAATTACTCAAAGCGAAAGCAAAAAAGACGAGTATATTGTTTCAACTGACTTTGGTTGGAACTCTCAACTTGTATTTGCTTTATCTCGTGAAGACATCCGGAAAATTGCCGAATTTAATTCGAAATTGGAAAGTATCGAAAACAAAAATAAGGAGAATGCCGCATCATGAAAATCCGAAAAATTACCCATCGTATTCTGAGCATTTTGCTCACCATTGCTATCGTTGCCAGCCTATGTTCTTGCGCAAAGGTTGACAGTGATTTCAACGACTTGAACGGAAGCATTACGGGCCACACGTATGAATGCCAGTTTTACTCCAATGACGGTCAAAAGTTCATGACTGTTTCGGGGTCCAAAATTGATATGAATAGCAACATCATTCGTGAACGAACATTCAACGGTGACAGTTGGGGGTACACTAACACACTATCCTCCGTTGTTACAATCACCATCGATGGTTGCCAAATTAGTAATTGCGGTTCTACTGTATTGTTCACACAAAAAGGTCTTGAACCAGATGTGAATTTCCAAATGCAAGACATCAACAGCAACACAGATGGAAGCATTGGAGACAACACTATTGTTGCAAATGTCGTGAATAAATACAAAAACGCCTTTGGTAAGCCCGTAGTTGTTGTTATTCAGAGCCAGTTGGGAAATCCTATTTGCGCATACAGCGGCAAAGACGTATATTGGAAGGTTTGCGAAGACCTTCCCAAAACCACCAAATTGATGATTGATGATAAGGCGCTCTATATTCATAGGGCAAACTTCCAAATTATTGATTTGGCATTGCTGAACCAATAATCATACCAGTATGTGCAATGAAAATTTGCGATTTGCGTAATAATGTTGTATAATGGAAATGAGGTGATACCATGAAAACATATACTTTGATTGGCGGAGTAAATGGAGCCGGAAAGTCCAGTTTAACAGGTTCCTTGCGCTCTGAACGCAACGATTTAGGTATTGTGGTTGACCCTGACAAACTAACTGCTCAATGTGGGAACGACGAATATGAGGGCGGAAAACTCGCTGTCGAACGCATTGAAACTGCTTTGAAAGATGGAGTGAACTTCACACAAGAAACAACGCTTTCCGGTGGATATCCAAAACGTCTTTGCAAGCGAGCAAAAGAGGCGGGATATTATATTCGTCTCTACTATGTTGGTTTGGATACAGTAGAAGAAAGCATACGACGAATTCAAAATCGTGTAGAACGTGGGGGACACAATATTCCAACTAAGGATGTTGAAGCTCGCTTTTCTCACCGCTTCGAGGATGTCCTCAAGGTTTTACCGTACTGTGATGAAGCCAAATTCTTCGATAACAACAATGGATTTGTGCTCGTGGCGGAGTACCGTAACGGACAGATTCTTCCTATTGGGACTTATCGACCAGAATGGCTTAACGAATTGTTGAGCTTCCAATAACACAATTAGCCGTTCACCTTCGGGTGAGCGGCTTTTCTGTTGGTATAATAGAAAGGCACAAACAAAAAACTCAAAACATTAAGATAACCCTTTACAGGAGCAGCTTTTGTAAGTAATTGCAAAAGCTGTTTTTTGTTTGTGTGAGGCAAGCGTCTAAGCGGACGCAATTTTTGAACGTCATCACTAGATGGCAGAAAGGAAAAATGTAAATGTACGAAATCAAAGAAATGGAACAGGTGTTTCGTGTAAAGTTCGTAACGGGTAATGCACGTATTGTCGTCGTTGACACTAATAACCCGAACGAAAAGTTCATGTGCGAAAGCTTTGTTTTGCTCAACTTGTGCCGCGCTATCATTGAGCTTGAAAACAGAGGTTATATCATTTCAAGCGTGACGAGAGTTGAGGCAGACGGTACTCACCCGAAAGTAAGATACCGAGATACAAAAGAATACCGTTATGCCAAAAAGTATCCGAAATAAGATATTGTGCTCACAAAGAGCATGCAACAAACCATTTAGAAAGGAAGTGAACGGGCAATTCCTCCCACGACTAAAGTCGCGGGTCTCCTTGCCCTAATTTATGAAAATCGAAGTAAAATTCTCGTACACAAAAACTGGTCCGAAAGCTTTTATTCGACCTTATACAGATGAATGGGAGCCAACAACTACTGCATTGCGAGCATACAGAAAAGATATGCGCAACATCAAAGAAGCAACACAATTTCCAGAAGGGGTGGGATACTATGCGGTAATGAATCCTTGGCTTTTGGAAAGTGTTCTTAAAGCCAACGACATTGATGCCATGCAGCTTGTAAAAGCTGCACAGATGGAAAATCCACCGCTTGAAAATGTACGATATGCGAACGAAAACGAAATCGTATGGTATGAATTTTCCACAAGTTCTACGGTCAAACGTTGCACGAACCTATCTCGTTCGAGGTCTTTTATTCGAGAGTGGGTTAATTATGATTGCCCGCCGCTGTACAAATATATCTCGAACAAAAAGAATGTCTCGGTCAACGGATGGGGATTGGCATTGCCGATTTTCTGCAACACACTGGTAGAAAACGATTACAATGGACAATACATCATTGACGACAGTATCACAGCGGAAGAAATTGAAGCAATTTTAAAGAATGTAAATCCGAAAGGAATTATTGCTGAAGCTATGAACTATGCAAAAGAAGCCCATGCCATGGGCACTGAAAATCTGGCTACGCTCGAAAAAGAGGTGCAGGATGCGATTAACAGCATTAACGCAATGCTGACAACGCCTGAAAACCTTAACGCCATTCTTTTGGAGCAGGAGAAACACAAGGACGAAGAAGATGTTTTTGATTGTGGTTGGCTCAATTGGTATCCGGAAAAAGGAACGAAGCTGCACCACGATTTTGAATTGCTTCGTCAGTCTGGAAAAGGCAGCACTATTCTGAGCATCAATATGCCGACAGTAAGTCAAAGTGTTACAGTCCAGAGCTACGGAGGAAAACTTGTACAGAAGCTGGTAAAAGAAAAGCTTGGGTACGATATTTTCTATATTAAACACTTGGATTGAGGTGAAAAATCATGATGTATAATGTTGTTGTTACCGTATCATGTACGGTATGTGTTCCGGCAGAAAGCAGCCAAGAAGCTATCGACGCTGTAAACAAAGGCATTACAAACGATGACCTTGATATTGGCTTGCAGGTTGGTTCTGCCATTCAGTATGCCATTAGAAATGGTCACATCGAAGCAACCAATGCCATCGAGGTAGAAGATTGATTACCGAAAGGAAAACAAGCTTCGACCCGAACAGCATATCAGGAAGAAAAATTATATGTTGCCTTTGCTCTACAGATGATGATTGGAAAAACGAGCAAATCCAAATGCTCATTAAAGACTATCCAGATGTAGAAACCAAAATCAGAGACGCAATAACTTCAAAAGGATTCGGATTGGGCAAAGTAATATACGCAAAGGGTAATTCAACATCCATTATTGCTATATTGACTGTTGTAAAAAGCAATCAAATCCAATATCCGTATCTTTACGGAGCGCTTTTGGATATTACACTGAGAGCATTTCAAGCCAAAGCATTCATCGTGATGACAGAACCATACATGAAGCTGTCAAACAACCAATGGAGTAAAATCAAACCGATGCTTTCTCGATGTATTGAAATTACACAGAAGTCATCTGAAGATACAAAAACGTTTGATGCGCCAACAAAGGTGACAGCAATCGTACAGGTTCCAAAATCATACTAACACAACAGATGCAGCCACGAAAAAATTCGTGGCTGCATTTATTTTTTGTGGGTATAATACGAAAGCACAAGCAAATAAATAACAATCAGTTAAGATAACCGGATAAACAGTGGCAGTTTTTATGAGCTTTCATAGAAGCTGCTATTTTGTTTGTGTGAAGAATTTCGTCATAAAAGACGAAAAGACATTACAGTGCCTTTTAACAGGCAGAAAGGAACAACATATATGGAAAAATTCAAGTATTCTTGGAATGCACGAACCCCGATGACGTCTCCTGACATGGTGGCAAAACAAATCAAATGGACACCTATGAATGAAGAGTGGAAGAAAAACGTACAAGAAATGCAGCTATTCAACGAAAAGGCAACGGCGTATTGGCTTACCGATGAAATGAAGCACACCCTAAAAGCTCTTCACGATAAAATTCTGTCTTTTGGTGGTGATGAGGTATTACTCAACCAGCGGGATGACGATGCGGAGTTAATCTTGAACCGAGGTCAATTCTTTTACGGTTCAAAATACTTTAAAAAGGGAGAAAACAACCATTGCCATGAAAATGCGGCTTATCTGTGGGATGCAAACCGTGGCAGATGCAACATTGCTACCGGATATGCTCTAAGCGAAGATGGTCTTTGGCGACAGCATTCATGGGTCGTTCAACCTATGACACGTACCGTAAAAGTTTGGGAAACTACTGTCGGAAGAGTTGCTTACTTTGGCGTTGTATTTACAGATGAAGAGTCGGAAAATTTTTTCAAACAAGTAACGTGATAAAAATTTACATAGAAAGGACAGAATTGTGCTATGGATAACAACACAAAACAGAATATTTACCTTGTATGCAAAGAAAGCGAAGGAATCCCTGACAGTGATGCAATCAAACAAGACGAACTCAGAGTTTTTAATACTCATGAAGCAGCGGACGAATTCGCAAAATTCCAGCGAAACACCTATGTGTGCGACCCCAATTTTGCAGATTTTACTTATATGCCGGATGAAAGTAAAGAAGGCAAAAATTATGCTTTTGCCTACAACTTAGCTCCAGATGGCATGAGTAGAGAAGGTGGCTTCAACATCATCATCGCAGAAGTTCCGATGGAAAAAGATGAAGACACTCACAATAATTGTGTAACCTCACTTAAGAAACTTGGCAAGGTCGCAATTTTTAACGCGGATGAAGTTTTGTCATTTACCCTTGATAAAGGCGAAGAATATCAGTTGGATGAAGCAAAGGGAGAACTCAGTGTATTCATCCCTCCCACGTTTAACGTGGATAAAGCGTTTGGACTGAATCTGAACACGGATACAAACAATGACACAATGAATCTGTATGTAAACTGGTATTACGAAAAGAAAAAGCTCGAACTCCTTATCATCTATCAGAATGATTCCACAGACGATGGAGATTTCGAACTTTATGTTCAGATATCGCCCGAACAAAAGAAAAAGATTCTTATGCGTTTGGAAGAGCAGTTCAAAGAAGCCTACGGTAAAAGCATTAAGGATGCCGTTGAAGAGTTGTTAGAGTATGATAACGGCGAGAGTGATGAAGATGATGACTAAGCAATCAACCTTCAATGGAAGTGGAATATTCTGCCGATGCAAAAGCCGAGATTCTGCACAACAATACATTGGGCAAGAAGTTTGCTTTGCTACGAATCCAAACACACACAGAATCACCTTCTACGAAACAAGCGGGAAAATTTTGTTCCAGACTGCCCCAATAATCCAAGCTATCACAACCGTAGAAAACGGCACGAAAATTGTATCGTTTAAATCGTGCATGGGAGATACATACTCTGTTGAACCGGAAAATGCACCGAAATCATTTGTGTGTAAAGACTCTTCTGTTAAAGTGGGAATGCGAATTGTATGCGACAAGATGGAAGACGACCCCAGACCAATTGAAGAGGGGAGTGTAGGTACGGTAACACTAATCGACGGCATTGGACAAATCCACGTGTCTTGGGATAACGGACGAAGTCTTGCATTAGTTCCCGGAGTAGACAAGTATCACACAATCTAATTTTGCAAACACCATACACAAATAAAGAAGCCGCTCTCCTCGTTTTGAGGAAAGTGGCTTCTTTTATGTTATGCCGATTGAGGTGGAATGGGTATGCCAACGATAGGAACACGACGAATCATATCATATGTTTTCACGATAGAACGACCATAGCCAGCACTGTAAACAGCATCAATCAGTTCAACGTGTGGCGAAAAGTCGTTCAAGAAAGCGTTTTGCTTTTCTCGGTTGCTATCAAGCAGAGCCTTCATCCTTGGCGTAAGAATTGAAATATCACGCTTTTCCATTAAGCAATCATAGTAAGCTGAATATTTTTCAAATTGAAATCCGCGACAAATTACACCATCCTGTTCATCCACCATATCAATATGATACCTCGCATATTCGTCAGGCAGTGCAAGTCTACGAATGGGAGCACTTTGAGAATCGACATTCAGCAACTTTTGTTGGTGTACTTTTACCTGAGAACGAAGAACAAATAACTTTTGCAGCTCATATCCGATGGTCACCATCAAAACAGCCGCCATTGCCATTTGCTCATCAACAGGACCTTGTGTATGGTCTTGGCTAAGAACATTGTATTTATCAATTATCTTGCCAGCCGCATTTTCAAGCAACGAGAAGGGAACAAACCTATCACCGTCACACATATAGTACAACACAAACTCAAGTGAAGGAATACCCCACACTTGTTTTTGCTTTTCATTTGCAAAGTCAGCTTGCTTTACATATTCCATGCAATCAACGTCTGAACCCATAATATGATGCTGCGAACACAATTCAGCACGTTCAGCATAATTACATATCTCACGGAATGCTGGCATCTTTGTGAAATCAGAGAATTGGATTTTTACAGCTTCAGACAATCTCAAAGCACTTCACCTCACGTTGACAATATATTTATATTATACCACAAGCGAAATTCCTCGTATTCAAAAACAACGCCAGATGTAGAGGAAAGTGCGCTTTCAGT